AATTACAAATAAAACACTTGGTGAAGTTTCATTTGAAAGTTCTACAATTACTGCAGATGGTGATTGTAGTGACACAGCAACACTTATTATATGTGATAAAGGAACAGCACTTGCTGTTGGTCTGAATAATGGAACGACAGTTGGTGAGTATAAGATATTCACAAATAAGGGTGCTGGTGTTGCAACAATAACTCCAGATAATTTTGCTGGTGGTGCAAGTTTTGCTTTAGCTCAAAATGAAGGTGCTACGTGTATTTGGGATGGATCTAATTGGTTCTTAGTCGGTAACCAAAGTGTAACAACAATAGCTTAATGGACAATTAAATGGCAGCGATAGTAACAAATAATTTAAGAACACATCAATCAGATTTATTACTTACTGAAATCATTGCTAATGCAGATTCAGATAGATATTATATTGGTATTGGAAAATCCGATGTTTATAGTTCTACAGACGCAACAATAACACCAACCCAATCTGATCAAAATGAAAGAGATGTAAGGAATAACTTACAGTCTATTAAAAAAGTAGAAGCATCATCCATGGTCATACCAAGATACAATTGGTCATCAGGAAGTGTATATTCTGCATGGAGCGATGCCTCAGTCGGTATTCCAACTAACTCTTATTATGTTATTACTGATATCAACGAAATTTTTATAGCTATTAAACAAGCAAAAAACGCTTCCGGGGTAGCACAAACTTCTACTGTCAAACCAGAAGTACCTGCAGGTGCATCCAGAACAGAACCATTTGAATTATCTGACGGTTATGTATGGAAATTTATGTATGGTCTGAGTGCTGGAAAAGCTAACTCATTTCTTTCAGCGGGATTTGTGCCAGTTGAAAAAATAGGGACTGCATCAAATGCATTTGAGACAGATCAAAAAGCAGTTCAAGATAGCGCAATCGGAGGACAAATCATTGGAGTAGAATTAGATTCTGCTGGTGCTGGTTATGGTTCTGCACCAACAATTACCTTTAGAGGTAATGGTGCTTCTGCAGCTGCAACAGCTACTTTATCAGGCGGACAAGTGGTAAAAGTTGAAATGAATAACGAAAGTGCTGGTCTTGGATCTGGTTACGATTTTGCTTCAGTCTTATTTAGTGGTGGATCACCATCGAAACCGGCAAAAGCAAGAGCAGTTATTGGCCCAAAAGCTGGATTAGGCGCTGATCCAAGAAATGATTTAAAAGCAAATTCTGTTATGCTAAATATTAAACCAGATGGAACAGTTTCGGATACTTTTATCACTGGTAATTCATTTAGACAAATTAGTCTTTTTAAAGGCATGAGACAATCTGATAGTTCAGTTGTTGGTGGTATCTTTACTGGAACTTCTAGCTTAGCACTCCGATCTATGAAGTCAGCAAACGCTTCTAATTTGACTATTGGTAGAATTATTAGTGATGGTTCCTCACCACCTAAAAAAGCATTTATTGATGACATATCTGGTACGAGTATTTTTTACCACCAGAACGATAGTACAGGCTTTGGTGTATTTGATAGCGGTGCTACCATATCAGATGGTATTCAATCAATCTCAGTTGATAGCGCAAATATATCTGCTGCGGTAAATAGTTATACAGGTGATCTATTCTATATTGATCAAAGAGCAAAAATTCTAAGAGCTGATGCACAGCAAGAAGATATTAAAGTTATTTTAACGGTGTAAAAAAATATGGCAACGAATCTTACTAGTACTACTTTTAATACTACGTATAAAGACGATTTTGTTGATAGTGATAACTATCATAGAATACTCTTTAATAGTGGTAAAATTGTACAAGCGCGTGAATTAACACAAGCACAAACTATACTCCAAAAACAAATTGAAAGATTGGGCAATAACATCTTTCAAGAAGGTGCTATGGTTAAGGCTGGTGGGGTAACAGTTAACAATTCATATGAATTTATTAAACTAGATACCAGTAGTAACGCTCTTCCAGCAGATCCATCAACACTCGTTGGAACTACATTTCAAAGCCAAGCGGCTGATGGAATAAAAGTTGAAGTGTTACAAGTACAAACAGCTGCACAAACTGGCTCAGATGCAGCACTTTATGTTCGATATACTTTTACCCAAAATGCAACAGCAGGTGCTACTAGCATTAAAATGCCAGATGGTACTAATATTAATAACGGTTCAGTTACACTTACTACTAAATCTTCGGGCGCAACTGGTACAGGAATTATTATAAATGTACAGAACGGTATTTTCTATGCCAAGGGAAATTTTGTTTTTACAGAAGACCAATCATTAATTGTATCACATTTTTCTGATAATTTTACTGGCTCTGTTGGCTTTAAAGTAATTGAAGATGTAGTGACAGTTTCAGATGATACTGGCCTATATGATAATCAAGGTGCAGTACTGAATACATCAGCCCCAGGCGCGGATCGATATCGTATACGACTTTCATTGATTGATGAATCAGATATTGCTTCAAGTGAAAGCTTTATCTTTTTAGCAGAATTACAAAATGGTGGTGTAGTTAGATCTGTAAATGCTGCCGATCCTTTCAACGTACCACAACAAATAGTTGCACAAAGAATAAAAGAAAACTCTGGCGACTATTTGATTAAACAGTTTACTGGTAAATTTGAAGAGGATTCGGCAAATACGCATCTCTTATTAAAGATGAGCGATGGCGTAGCAGTTATTGATGGATTTAGAGTATCTCGTGGCCCATCTGCTATTCGTGTATCAAAGTCTACAAACGTATACTCAAGAGACGGACAGGTAGTACCAGCTGCTTTTGGAAACTTCGTAAAAGTTTCTTCTGCAGAAGGCGCTACAAATGGTTTACCTAACATTGGTACTTTTGAACAATTAGATATTCAGGATAGTGCAGATTTCCATGGGGGCTCAACAGCAAAGCTTGGTACTGCAAGGGTCAGAGCAATATCAGAAGATGGTGCTAATTATCGATATCACCTTTTTGATATTAAGTTAGACGCGAATAAAAGCTTTAGAAATGCAAAAAGTATTGGATCAGATTCCAATAATTGGTTTAATATTACACTTGAAAATAATATAGCGGTTCTTAACGAAACGCAGAATAATAATTTGCTTTTCGCATTGCCAGGTGATAGACCAGCAAATATTGATGACATCCGTTTGACCACACAAAGATTCGAAGGAAATGTTTCTGTTGGTCCAACAGCTGATGGATCAAAAGCTGTTGGTTCTCTTACTACATTAAGTGGGTCAGAAACTTTCACTAATTCCGGTGATTGGGTAATTGCTAAAAATGATAGCGCGCTCTTTACTGGCTTACGTTCAATTGAAGATTCTATCGGTCCAGGTGCAGGAGCCACACAGGCTAAATTCTTTCTTGACTCTGCTGCAAATGGAACATACGAAGCAGCTTATTACGTTAGAAATACAGCAGGAACAATACGTACTAAAACACTTGAAACAAATGTCACGAAGCTTTATATATCACCATCTTCAAATGATTCAGCAGACTCAGACGGTAATGGATTAATATCACTAGGAACAGATAAAACTGATCTATTTAGATTAATCGAAGTCAAAGATTCAGCGAGTGGATTGCAAGATTATTCTTCAAGGTTTATATTTGATAATGGTCAAAGAGATAATTTCTATGACGAAGGCCGTTTAATTCTCAAGAGTGGACAATCCCTTCCAGCCGGAAAGATTTTTATTAAGTTCGACCACTTCTCACATAACGCTACTGGTAATTTCTTTGCACTTAATTCTTACGATTCAGATGCACTTGGTGGATATAAAAATATTCCTACACACACATTAGACAATGGAACAACAGTTAGCCTATCGGACGTTTTAGACTTCCGTCCTGTTAAGAATCCTTTAGATGGGACTTTCGTAGGAGGTATTTCTAGAATTAATGAATTACCACAACCTAACGATTTTATTGAATTTGATGCAGAATACTATTTACAACAATCTGGAAAGATAGTTCTTACTAACGAAGGTAAAATAGAATTTATCGAAGGCGATAATGGTGCACCAGCTATTTCATTCCCAGAAGCTCCAGTGGGGACTATGGGATTATATAACGTAATACTTGGGGCAAACACACTAACTGATTCTGANTTAACTATTCAGCCAATCGATCACAAAAGATTTACTATGAAAGATATAGCTAGACTTGAAAAGAGAATAGATCGATTAGAAGAGGCAACAACATTATCATTATTAGAAATAGATACCAATCACATTGAGGTATTAGATTCCAGCGGATTGAATAGAACTAGATCAGGATTTGTGGTAGAAAACTTCGAAACACAAATACTAGCTGATACTAGAAATCCTGATTACGCAGCATCAATTGATCCTTTTGCTTCATTCTTACACCCAACATTTCATGAAGATAATATACGATTAATATACGATTCTGCTGCATCTACTAATATGGTTAAAAAGGGTGATAATGTTTATATTGATTATGACAGTGCTACATTCCTCGATGCATCAAAGGCAAGCACAGCTATCATAATGAATCCTTTCGATTTTGCACAATATAATTCGATTATCAAGCTATCCCCAAGTTCAGATGAATGGAGAGATACTGAAACCAGAACAGGTAAAGTTATTGATGGTGGTGTAGAATTAGATACAAAGCAAGCTTATCTTTGGAACAATCATGAGTGGAACTGGAACGGTAAAGATCTTGAAGATCTTAAAACCGGATCGAGAACATCGAATACAAAAAAGAGTATTTTCAATAAAGTCGTAAGTGACGAAACAGTCCGAAAAGTTGTAGGCGAAAAGGTAGTTGATACGGT